CCCGTCAATGGAATATTACCACCAGACGGACAGAATTATGCCAGTGTTCATGATACAAAATCGCCAAGTGAGGTCATTAAACAATCTATTCGAAGAATATTGATGACTGTTCCAGGTGAAAGAGTTATGCAGCCTGAATTTGGATGTAAATTAAAAAGTCTTGTATTTGAACCAAATGATTCTGTTTTAGTTGGCGATATTCATTATATTTGTAAAGAAGCTATTAAAAGATGGGAACCAAGAGTCATTGTTGAATTTATTGATATACAACAATATCCAGATCAACATGAAGTAGTAATTACAATAAAATATCTAAATAAGTTTGATAATGCAAGAGATATAGTCAGTCTTATGATAAGATAAGGTAAGTGGTGAGATAAAATATGACAGTCCCATTTTCCAATCAAGAAAATGTTCAGGAATTTAAGGAGTTGCAATTAGTCCCTTCTGATTTTGAAGAGATAATGGAAGTATTAATTGCACGTGTTAAAAGTCGATTGCCAAATAAATGGCAAGATTTTTTAACTTCAAACTTTGGTATTGAGTTAGCTGAAGTCTTTTCGTATGAAGCAGCCCAATTAGTTTATCTTATTAATAGAAATGTTAATGAAGTTTATATGCCAACTGCTAGAACAAGATATGGTGTTTATAATCTTGCTCGAAATATCGGATATATGTCTAGACCACCAGCACCAGCTCGAACAACTTGTCTATTAACAATTCCTTTTGATAATCCAAATAGAAACAATATTGCCATTCCTAAATATACTAAACTGTCAACACAAGATGGTAAAATGTTTTATATTGAGAAAGATTACATATTGCCGAGTGGTCAATCACAAATTGAAGTTGATGTTGTTGCGGGAACAATTATTTCTGACACATTTATTGCCAATGGAATTGCTAGGTATCCTTATCAAACAAATTATTATCCAGTTTCTTTTGTTGAATCCGTAAAAGTAAATGATTCCCCATGGGAATATTCTGAATATCTTGATATGATAGGCCCAGAAATGGTTTATACAATTGAGAATGATAAAGACTTTAGAGCTAAAATCATTTTTGGTGATGGTATTTATGGGATGAATCCATTAAAAGATTCTGAAATTGAAGTTCTTTATAATGTTAATCTTGGAGAAAATTCAAATACTTCTGCTTATTCCATAAATAAAATTGTTGATCCAATTTATGATACTGATGGAAGAAAAGTCAATTTTACTATTACGAATCCAAATGCGGCAATTGGTGGAGATAGAGAAGAAACAGTTAATGAAATTCGTAGAAATGCACCAAGTATTTTTAGAACACAGTGGAGAACAGTGACGAAACAGGATTTTAAAGATACTTTAAGAGCTGAACCGGGGATTGAAAAGTTGATTGTCCTTGACAGATATGATATGGATGAAATTGGTATTTATGGTGTTAAAATTGGAATCATTCCAACGGAAGGTGGATATATTGACGATGCTTTTAAGAATCATATTTTAGAAGTATTGGAAAATAGAAGGCTTCTGACTACTGATATTCAATTTATACAACCAGAATATGTTCCAATCAATCTTGACATAACTATTAGTAAAAGAGATAATGTAAATGCTCATATTGTTCAAACAAGGTTAAAAGCTGAGTTGTTCAATTATCTAAATTGGAAAAATAGGGATTTTGGCAATGATGTGACGGCAATAGATTTGTATAGAATTATTGGGAATGTCGAGGGTGTAGCATTTGCTGATAATCTTGTAATTGAACCAAAAAAATATACATATATTGCAAAATCATTGAAAGTTGGTAGAACAGAAAAGAAGACGATTCAAGTCATTGATTCAATGTCAATTCTTAAACCCAATATGGAAGTTGTAATTTTGAACAATCAAGGGGAAACCATCTGTCAAAATAAAATTGATAAGATTCAAGGTTCTTCGATTACGATGAAATATGACATGAATTATGATTTTGAATATGGAAATAATATTTATCCAGTTTTAACAGTTAAGAATGATATTAATGAAGGTTCTAAGACAGTGGCTTTTGAAACAGATTATGCCAATCTTAATGATACAGTAATTTATTTTGCAAATAAACCTGATAAGTATTATACCATTCGATTTAAAACTATCAATGGTTATTATCTGGATGAAGAAATTAAGTATGATGTTCCTACTGGCACGAAAGTGTATGTCATGAGTAAGGATATTTTTTCAAGAACTGAATTTTTCCACAATAAAGGTGCTGCTTCATTGACATTTACAAATACACCAAGATTTGTTGTTGGAGCTGTCCTATATAAAGAATCAAATCCAGATGTTAAATATTATGTCAAATCTGTTGAAAATAATACAGCATTTATAACGCCAACGTTAGTTGAAGATGTTAGAGAATATGAAAAGTTTATTGTTGAATCTGATTCATTAAATCTTTATAAATATGAGATTGCGGATTGTGGAAAAATTAATATAAACATTGTTAATGCTTAAAGGTCGTGTATGTCCATGAGAAATCATAATTATTTATATGAAAGACTTCCTGAATATACACGAGAATTAACGGATATCATGTTTGATGTTAATTCATCTGGTGAGGAAGTTAAGATACTTCAAGAATTTTTGAAATCAGTAGATGAAACTACATTACAGCCGTTAAAAGAATATATCAATGAAATCATAACACTTCAAGATATTGATGCAATTAGAGATGAATTGTTGCCATATTTTGGATTTCTTTATGGATATGTTTGGGATGAAAAGTTAAGTGTATCTATTCAAAGAAGTCTTCTAAAAAATATTGTTCAATTATACAAAAGAAAAGGAACACCTTACTCACTTTACTATCAACTATATTTTCATGATAACGCTGTTAAATTAATTGAACCACATAAATACATTTGGATATTAAATGTTAGAGGTAAGTTGTCTGGTATCTATAAATTGCCATCAGAAGATTATTACAGCCGAGGTTTATTTGTTGTTGAAACTTCGGCTGATATTCCAACTGTCCGAGATATTATTGAAACCGTTAGACCAATTGGAACAGTTGGAATAATTACTTCTATTAGTGGGAATTTGGTTAATCTGAATCCATTATGTGAAGGATATAATGATATTGAAATTCCATCAATGGGAAATATCTTTGAGGAATTTATCAATGGTCAAAATCATTTGCAAACCAGATTTGGATATTATCATGACAGTAGTTCCTTTGACCTAAAGTTAATTCTATCTAGTTATGTTCCAGAAGATTTGTATGCTTACTATGTTGGATATTATACTGGAGAATTGAGTTCAAGGAAAAGATTATTTGCAACAGAACATTTATCTATTCATGATTCTGTAATTATGGGTCAACAATTATTACCAACGAGTGCTCAATTTAAACTGCACGAATTATATTCCTTGAATTTAATTGATCCAATAAATCATGAGATGGAAGATTTTCAACTTAATGATAAGGATTCATTATTGAACAATAAAACTTATTTAGTTGAAAAAGCTAAAAAGTATTATATGATGACAACTCAAAGAAACTTTTTACAAAAGGCTCAGGTAAGAACAAAAGGTAAATTAAAAGGGTTGTTCTTAAATAAAGTTGCAAGTTTATTGGGTGTTAATAATTGGTTCAATTGTGATAAAGCAGACCCGGAAGATTACAATAGAATTCATTGGGTTCTCAAAGATTATTGTAGTATGGGGAAACAAATATTTGCTTCCTCAAATTATACATTTGAACAATTAAGCTCGATTACATTTAATGAAATGAATTCCCTGCCTAAAAAATCAACTGATGTTCTGGAAAATATGAATATTACAAATATTATTCATCAGGAATCATCAGAAGAAAAAATTATGAATTGATCTAAGGAGTGAAACTAATGGCAACTACGCCAACAGTCAGCACATATAAATCACACGTTTCAAGGGCATGGTCATTTTATAATGATACGCCAAGAGTCATGTTTGCTATTGGGAAAACAACACCGTGGACAAATGAAAATCAGCCGCCTAATCCAGTAATTGATAAAGATACATTAGATGAATTAATTGGATTTAAAAAAGTTGATAGAATGTTATTTGTTATTCCTGACCCTGTTAATGGGACAATTGTTATTGACAATGTAAGATGGACACCTATTGAACCTGATCCTGCAATTCCCGGAGATACATTGTATAATGCTATTCGAAGAGCCAATGCTAGATGGGTTTATGTTGAAACAGTTTTGGAATCAACTGAATTTCCAAACACTACATATCGTGAAATTGGATTATATTCAAGAATCCTTTTGAATGATG